GGCTGACAAAGACGGAAGCACAAATAATATACCAGCTTTATATAGATAAGGCTGGGGCGTATGGTGTATTTAAGTTTTTCTATCCGTCACCAAAAGGAGAGCAAAATTATAGTTATATTAAAGAGTATGTTGGCACTGGCGATGGCGCGACAAAAGTATTTAGTTTACCTGCAAAAAATTCTGGCGCCTATATTCTTTATGTCCGTGGTAGTAGTCAAAGCATTCCGTCTGATTATTCTTTGACTCCTTTTGGTGGACCGGATGGGGAGGATAAAATTACTTTTGTTGATGCGCCAAATGCAGGTGATTATATTACTTTTTCTTTCACTGGAAGACTAAAAGTAGTGTGCAGATTTAAAGATGACAAACTTTCTTTTGAATCCTTTTATGATAAGTTGGTTAATATAGGAATAAGATTACAAGGATTATTAAACGACTATGCGTAATATTGACACTTCAATAATTGCAAAACTTGCTAACGGCACCTTTCGTCCATTTGACTTGCTTGAACTAGTTATAGATGGCAAAGATTACAGATACACTGACTGCGATGTCGACATAACTTTACCTGATCATGTGGTGACTGCTGTTGAGGATTTGACTTTGAAAGTCGGTGGAGATTTAGATGATGGAATTGTCAATGAACCTGTGCCTCGTATTTATGCTCCGCTGAGTGGGTTTAAATATACTCCAATTAAATATTCAATGGTGCGCATAGTAGATAAAGCGACCATAGAATTTTTAGTGATTGATTTACCAGATATGATATTAGCTTTTGCTGGGGGCACACCGCAAGGTAGTTTGGCGATTATCCGTCGAGTACTTGTCGATGATGACTATTCACTAGTTAGCGGTACAAGCGCAATGGTTTTTGAGGGAACTATTGATGGCTGGAATATGACAGAAGATATATTAAAAATAACTGTAGTAAGTCAATTTGTGCAATGGAGCCAGAGAGCATTACGCTTGCATAGCCCTTCATGTCCATGGAAAGTGTTTGGTGGAAATACGCCAGATTCTCCATGTATGTATAGTGGGAGTGAAATTTGGTGTGATCGGACTTACGTCCGTTGTACTGCCTTGGGTAATACTGCAAATTATGGCGGGTTTCGTTGGCTGCCGTCCATTGTAGATAAAGAGATTTGGTGGGGGATGGAAAAAGCATGAGAGGTCTCGCGAAAATATCCCGTACTCTTATAGGTGTTAAGTTTGAACATTGCAGCACCGATAAGAATAAAGGGCTAGATTGTTTTACGAATATAGTTGAATATCTTAATATGCTTGGTGCTGGTATTTCTCAGGATATTAAATATAAAGGAGTGTCGTTTGACTACCGGAAAGAATATAAAGCAAATCCACATAAAACTATGCAACTTGCGCACGAGTATATTGCAAGCATTGCTAAGGAAATTAAAAATGGTTTTGAAACGGCAGGTGATATACTAGTGATGAAAACCCGCAAGAGGACAGGCGATCCAATCCATCTTGGTATTGATGCTGGTAATGGTTCTGTGATTGTGGCAGTCAGGGATAAAGATATTACAATATTATCAAAAAAATATTTTAGAGTTGAAAAGGTGTACCGATGGGAGCAGAAGTAGGGGTAGCAACACTTATATATTACGCGATCACCATTATAATTGTAGCTGCGGGTTCATATGCTGCTTATAAGGCTGCCTCAGGAGCTGGTGACGAACAACAGGCACGCTTGGACGTAGATAAAGGTATAAGGTTTAATACTCGCAGTACTACGGAACCAGTTAAGGTTGTTTATGGTAAGGCGCGTATTGGTGGCAATGATGTGTATTATTATTTGGAGGGAGTTAATAGTGAAGTTATTTGGGTTGTGCAAACTCTTTGCGAAGGTCCAATTGATTCTATATTAATTGGTGATGATGGTTACGATGAAGTGTACTTGGGCAACGCAAAAGCATATACTTATTCTGCTAGTAATTTATTATATTGGCTAAAAACTGGAACGGGGGATCAAGTATATGATGCTAGTTTGAATGAGGTGTCGCCTGAATATGTCGAAAATATGCGGTATACTGCTCATATAATTTGGAAGCTCACATGGGCACATGATGTATTTCAAGGATTGCCGAAGAGACAGATTGTAGTTAAAGGGCGCCTACTATATGATATGAGAGATGACTCAATTGCGTGGAGTGATAATATTGCACTTGCTGTTTGGGACTGGCTAGTCAATGGTAGATATGGTATGGGAATTAATGCGGGTAAACTTGATGTGTCGTCTTTCATTTCGGCTGCAAATTATTGTGATGCAAAAGGTTGGACAATTAACTTGGCAATATCAAAAGCAGACCGCAAACGAGATGTTTTAAATACTATGCTTGCGTTGATGCGTGGTATATTACAGTGGTATAACGGAAAATTTTATTTACGCTATGCCGATCTTAACTATGAGTCAACTGTCATGACTATAAAGGATGAACATATATTACGTCGCTCTTCCGAAAAAGCAGCAGTGTCTATAAGCCAACCCTCAAGACTGCAAAAAGCAGTTGGGTTGAATGTTCTTTTCACTGATCCTGATAAAGAATATACAATTGATGGAATTATAATTGGAAATACACTTGGCAAAGTTGATGACTACCAATTGACTGGCTGCCAAAATAAACAACAGGTAGCTGATCTTGGTTATTATATGCTTGAAAGGCAGCAGCTTGACCGTGGACTATCATTGTCTGTCCGTGATGATTGTTTGAAGCTTGAACCACATGATCTAGTGGCGCTAGATATAACTTCAATGAGTCTACGAGAAGATTATATGCGTGTGGTTGAAAGTTCAATCAGGCAGGATGGTTTTATTGATCTGATTTTACAATACGAAACTTCTTTGCTGTATGATGATAAGTACAATTTAGACCTTGAAAATATTTATAAAGTTACTTTGCCAGACCCTACTGCTGAGCCTCCTCCAATTGTGAACGTCTCAATAGAGGAGGAGGTATATAGCTTTAGGATGCGTTCAGAGAGTCGCTTTAATATATCTTTCAGCCGTCCGGAATATGCGTGGTATAGTCATGTTGAGGTGTGGCAGAGTTTTGACAATGTAAATTGGATATTTTTATTTAATGTGGTTGATGACTTTATGGTGGGACCGCTTGAAGAGGGTCAGATTTATTATTTTAGAATGAAGGTTGTTTCAATTAGAGGCGTAAAGCAAAAGGATAATAATGACTGGAAAATTTCAAAATTAGCTACAGGACAATCTTCAGCTAGACCACCTTCTTTGACTTCACTACACTTTATACTTTCAAGAAATAATGGTCTATCATTGTTTAGTGAAAAGATATTTGATAATGACATTGAAGTATATGAATTTAGGTTAGGATCATCTTGGTCTGGTGGAGTTTTCTTGGCTTCGCTACGATCCCCAAATCTTGTCTTTAATATGGTCAAACCAGGCGTGCATGTGATCTTTTGTAATACTCTTGGCACTAATGGTCTCTATGGGGTAAGCCCAGTTTCTGTGCAGGTTACTTTGCCTGACCCTCCAGATGACTATACTATAATATCTACAAGGTTATTTAATAACCTGGTCACTAATGGAGATATGGAGCTTGATTCTGATTGGGCAAATGCAGGTACACCGACTGTAAATGAGAGAAGTAGTCAACAAATTCATGGAGAGAACTTCAGTCGTAAATTTACGGTTGATGCTCAATTTGAGGGAATTAGGTCTGCGTTTTTTACTACAATAAGTGGCAGAAAGTATAGTGCCGGATTGTACGTTTTTCCACAAGATACAACCACAGTTGGCGTTCAAACTTTTAGCGGTGTTGATGGTTCTACTATTTATACCCAGTTATTTACGGGGCTTACTCAAAACAAGTGGAATGAAATTTCTGTGAATTGGACAGAGGGAGGAGTTGGTGGGGGTGCGTGGGCGTTTATAGTAATACATTCTCCTACAGGTCAGACAACTGGAACATGGTTTGTAGATGATGTGTGTGTGCTTGAAGGTGACTTTACGAATAATATGAGGCCAGTTCTTTATGCTGGAGATGCCTATATAAAATGTAGTCATACAGGTGGAGTGTTCACCGGGCAGTGGCTGTCACCGATGATTGATTTAGGTGCATCAGACACATATTTGCTTTATTCATTAAGTGATATAGCGATAGTTGGTCAGGGGACGATGTGGTCGAATCAACTACCTTCGCCCGTAAAGTGGAATGAAGTTGGGGTGACTACAAAAAAGTGGCGCGAAATTTTTGAGTTGTCTGCTGCCCCAAAAGTCGAAATGTCTCTTGACTATGGGCCAGATGAATCGCTAGTTAATAATTTGAGCAGGTTGGAGATACTTGGTGGAATTGTATCGGGCAGATACTATCGACTTAAGATTGATATTGAAGACCCTCAGAGTCAAGTGTTTGCATATGTAGAGGGGCCAAATTTAAAATTTACTCAATAGGAGTAGAATTATGGTACAAGATTTTACAGATGATAACTATGACCCTGATCACGTAGCAGATACGGACTTGGGAAATATGGAAGACAACTTCACTACGTTGAAAACAGCTTTTGCGGG